CAACAAGATCACACATTGTAGGAGTCAAGTTCTTAAGCGTTGCCCCTGACTGTGGGATAAGCTTGAAGTTATTGGTAGTTGTACCTGCATTAGTAGATTGCAACCACCTATCTAGGGTGCGTGACGTAACGACTGACCCACCAACTTGGGTAGGCGTTTCTTCAATGGAGTAATTGATTTTTCCAAAGTTATCTGTGCCCTTGATGACTGGCGCGCCAGCGGCGTATTTGATGTCAGTCATTACACTGTAACCTGCTTAATACGTGCAGCCGCAGCTAACGATCTTCCAATAATTCCGGTCAAAACTATATTAAGTATGGGTAAGTTAGCAGTTACCGCTACCCCAGTAATGGCTACGGACATACCTGCCATACCAATATTTAGATCAGTCCCGATGGTTCTGGAACTTATGAGCGTAGGGGTGGAACCTAATGTTCCGTTCCAATAGAAAATAACTTCACGTTGCAATCTGGCAAAGTTAGCGGGGGTAACAGTTTCGATAATTTTAATATCTATATCGAATGCAAAATACATCCCAGTACCACCAGTCACAGACCCAAGAGTCTCAAAAAACCCTCGGTTTGATGATGCCATAGCTAGTGTATCAGGTACGCCCCAATCCTTAGTGAGCGTAGCTTGGAAGGGAGTTGTAGTTGGAGTTTGCCCACTAAGTGTATATTGAATTGCGGCTGTAGGATCAATAAACTCTGATGACGCATTGGCTGTAAGTCCAATACCAATACAAGTGCTCCAATCACCATCTACAGTATTTGTTGGCCCTAGAGCTATAGTACTAACTCCCGTAGCACTTGTACCATCTCCTATAGCAATAGAAGATTGTCCAGCTAAGGCTGACGGAGGGGTTCCAGTACCGGCATTTACTACGCATATGCGTCCAGCCACTAGAGCATGATAGTTATGCTCTACCAATACCCACCCCACAAGGGTATACCTCAATTTAGCTGAATGCGTATAGGAGCCTGATACATGCTCAAGTGTGATTGTTCCCCCAGTGACGGGCACAAATGGCAAAGTACATAGTTGTTGTGTTCCTAATGACCCGCTAATAGTAAATAATATTTCCTGCCCTATTTTTGGAGACCCTTTTATCCCAGTCGTATTTACAACAACTGCGGGTGTATTTCCACAATCAATTAATAGTGTTTCAAACTCATAGTGAGGGATATTAAATGTATTATTACCAACACTACCTACAAACTTTAAAACATTCGTATTTGGTGTGTACTTAGTTGACCCACCAATACTATTAGCATTCAACTGAATAATCGCTGCTTCATCTGTTGCCGAGGCGATTTCACCAGTGGCATTTGTCAGTGCGAGGAGGTCTGTGGCTAGGCCGGTACGCGGAACAATATTAGCTACAAGATTGCCGCTGTTATCGGTAGGAATAGTGTTATCGCCAATAGACTTCGATGCATCTACTACGCCCATAACTGCCCCTTATGCTTTCATGTATACAGTAACTGTACCGTTAGCTGGAATATTGTAGTTCACGCGATACCATTCCCAAGCTGCGGCTATCGCAATCCCGTCTGAACTGGTCGTCGTAGTCAGTGAGAGCGTTATTGTCCCTACCGTCAGAAAGTTAACGCCATCGTTACTGGCTTGAATAAGCATCGTAGCGGTTCCTGTAGCTGCCGACATCTGACCGACGGCTTGAAACGTACGATAGTTGAATGCGGTATCCGTTCCCTTAATCTGAATAGCGGGTCCGTTACCAATCGCTGCACCTGCGGTAGCAGGAAGTAATTTTGTTGCCATGCTGTTCTCCTTGGAGTTAGGGGGCCGAAGCCCCCGTCAGGTTATTACAGGAGGTTCAGGTTCTGGGCATAGCGAACGGTGATTACTCCAGTTCCGGTTCCGGTATTAGCTACCGCCAGCGCGATACGAACGTCAGTAGTACCGACATCGATGAATGCTTGCGTGCGAGTTGGATCAGTACCCGGAACAACAGAGACCACACCAACCGCGCTGCCTGTGATCGCGCCAGAGGCCGTATATGCGGTAGCCAGTGCGGATGTACCTGCGGTTAGGGTTGTCGTCGCACCAGACAGTGCTGCGTCGATGAACAACATGATCTCGATGATCTGGCTGTTAGCCGGGACTACGATTGGGGTCAGTGAAGAGGTCTGCAAATTTGCTTGCGTGAATCGATACGACTGGGACATGACAGCTTGGCCGACGTTGGCCATATTAATGCCGGGGGTAGTACCTGTGGTATCGCGGATAGTACCTGCACGGATGGGGCCGGAGAATGTTACATTAGCCATGATAAGCTCCTTGTGTTGTAGCACTGGGTCCGCGCATCTCTACAACGTCTGCTAGGTCAGTTGCGGGGACATTAGTTCCTAGACGTACGCACTTTATACACCTGATTTTATTACGTTGCAACCGTGAAAAAGGCCCGTCGAAACGGGCCTTTTATCAATCTACGCCGACTTTAGGTCGAACCAGCCGAACCGTAGATGCCCAGCGGATCGCTATACCCGAAGGAATAACGCTCACGAGCCTTGTACCGTACATTTCCCGTGTCGAAATCACCATCCATTGAGGTCGCCAGAGGCGTACGGATGAAGTGCTTCAGACCGTTAGGCACATCAGTTGTCAGGAACCATGCGTTAGTGTCAGTCAGGAAGTGATTGACGCCGTACCCTTCAGGGATGGAACCGTTATTCTTCAGTGCGTTCACGTCGTTATCTGTGGTACCAACACGCAGTTCGGTCTCCAACAGGCGGGTTGCAACGAATTGCAATGCCGGTGGGATGATCAGTTTGCGTGGCTTGGCAGCGATCAGCAGACCGCGTTCGTCAGTCCACGCGGCGATTTGAATCACAGCGTTTTCCAGCGAGGTTTCGTTTAGGTCAGCAGCCACAGTCGGGATATTGCTGTTCACGCCACCATTAACCAGCGGGTGATCAGAGGCACACAGGGTCTTACCGTCGCCACCCAGCACGCCGGAGCCAGCGAATGCATTGTTCAGCACGTTGGCAGCCTTAACTTGCTTGGTGTACGCCATACCACGGGCCAGAGCCTTGGTGTAGCGTGCGGACAGGGTGTCATACAGGTTATCTTCCACTGCTTCTTCGGTCAGGGAGAAACCCATCGCGATTGTTTCGTGGTTGTACCGTGCAGTCCATGCTTCCTGCGCATTGTCATACGCGATACCAGCGCCTTCAACCTTGGTCGGTGCAGCACCAAAGCCAGCCAGCTTGGTTTCTTCTTCAAAGCTACGTTCGGAGGTTTCGATATCGTAGATATCTTTATGCTCTTCACCATAGCGGCCATACTCCAGACCGAACAGAGCGTTCAGGCCGGGGAGCAGTTCTTTCAGTAACTGGGAACGTGAAATAGCCATGATCTATTCTCCTTAAACGCCAGTTGCGAAGCCGTAGGAATGCACACCTACGTTCAACTTGACGAGAATTTCAGGGAAGGCGTCATTCGCGGTCTCAGGTACAACACCAACGATACGAACTGCCAATGTGGCTGTACTTGCCAGTGATGCACCATTGGTACCAACAACGAGGTTGGTAGTGGCGTTACCAGTGGTAGTAGAGCCGCCGAAGTTACCCAGCGCAGCGTTCTTACCGATTGCACCGGCAGCGCCATTGGTCAGGGTACCAAATGCTGCGGAACCTTGAACTTGGATGACGACATCGGGATCATCGATAACACGAACCCATACATCGGTGTAACCGTTAGTGATCGCGTTGGCCGGAACAAATTGAGAAAACTGGACTTGCTTCAATACCGGGTCAACGAAACGAACACCAACGCATACGCCAACGATACCAGCAGTAGTGCCAGCGGTGGGGGATGCAGCGACAGCGGAAGGATTACCAGCGGCGCTCAGAACAACCAAGTCACCATTGAAAATACCAGCCGCATTATTTGTGGACAGCTTGATCTCACGGATCGAGCCGCCGGTGAACGGACGATTGCCAACGGTGTTGACAACCTTCAGTCCATAAGGCGAGGCTACAGTAGCCATAATTTATGCTCCTTATTTACCTTTACCGAACGTAGTAGATGACTTCTTGTCCTTGAACAAAGGCATCCGACTGTCGTTCTCTTTCATGAAGCTGTTGTCAACGGCCTCAGTCTGCGACTGAGTTTGCTTACGGTAGTAGGCGTCACGTTGCTCAACAAACTCCTCCGGGGTCTTGCAGAGTAAGAGACCACCGACCTCAACGCTATCTTTGAAGCGCGAATTGGGGTCTACAAACATGTGCATTTCAGGATGGTCAGCCAAGCGAACCGGCTCCCAACCCTCACGCATTTTGGAGGATACATTCATGGCGTCAGCCGTTCCCATCGTGCTGGTGCGAATCCATCGATAAGCCCAACCGGGTTGTTTGGTAAATTCCGGCAACAGTCCAGCAGGTGCCCATGCATCGGCACGTTGGAATTTGTCGCGGGACTCCAGTTCACGCGGATTACGATTCGGTTGTTCAGCCATTTTGTTTCTCCAGTTTCATTGCTTCAATTGCGTATTGCTTCGGCGTAAGACCCAGTTTCTTGGCCAATGCCAGTTGAGTCTTGTTCAGCACTACTCGTTTTGGCGCGGTGCTACGCGTTGCCGGTGCAACAACATTGTCAGCTTTGCGTTGGGTAGAGGCGTCCTCTTCCAGCGTTGCATCCTCGAAGTATTCGGGGAATCGTTTGCGCATCGTTTCGTCGATACGTTTGTAGTACTCATCAGGTTTTGCAGCGGGGCTGATGCCCGTTTTTACCAGTTTCTCATGCAACCCAAGCGCTAAACTGGTCATTTCCTCATCCTGACCGAACCACTTATTGCGGTCCTGCCATGACAGCGCACGGCTATCTGGACGCGGTACTTGAGGTTGTGCCGCTATTTCTACCGGAGTTTCCTCTTCCTGTAAAGGGGTTTGATACTGCGTACGATAATTTTTTGCTTGGTTCAGGCGCATCTGTACATCAGTGAGCTTCTGCTGGGCATCAACCAGCTTCTCAGCGTCACCGGAATCATAGGCTTCGCGATATTCACGCTTGGCCATTTCCATCTCGCGCTCGACTGAGGAGGTCAACGTGTCGACGTAGGCTTTCTCACCATACGACAATGACCCTTTCAAGCGCTTATTCTCGTCTGCCAATTGTTTGGCGATGCGAATCGCTTCCTCACGTTCGCGTGCGGCAGCTTCCTTTTCACGACGCTCATCATGCCATACCCGCTTCATCTCGGTCAGGCGACGTTTAACTTTCTCGGAGTAATCCTCAAGCGGGTCTTCTTCCAATTCCTTAACGGTCTTGGCATCCAGCGGAGCGCGGTTACGATCTGCTTCCGGGGTATCGTCCTCGATTTCAATATCGAATTCATCCTCCGGTTTAGCCTTTATGACGGGGTTTACTTCTTTCTCGTCAGGAAACTCAAATTCAGTCTGATCCAGTGCCATGGTACGCTCCTTTATGCCCGCACGATGCCAATCGGATTGTCTACAACGCCTTCTACTGCGTCGTCAGAGATAATCCGAAATTCGCGACCGTGAATTTTGATCCGCGTGCCTGAATAGGCGCGAGTAATAACGAAATCACCTTCCTTGCACCACGGTCCTGTCGGGAACCGGGTAACATCGGAATAAGCCATATCGCCCATTTTTACAACGAATAACACAACCGTAGCATTCTCCTCGATCCGCTTGGTGATCGAATCCTTCAGAATCCCACTCTCGAACGCCTCATCCGCTTCCGGTACTGCACACAACAGTCGCCATCCTTTCGGGTCTGGTAATTGCGATGCCTTTTCTTCGTTCGTTTCCAGCTTTTGCGCCTTTGCTGCGATCAGGATATTACTGACTGCATCAGCTATGCTACTCATCTTCGGTCTCCATTCGTGTCGCGAGGTCTGTAATGATAGCGATTGCGGTGCGCAGTCCTCGAACCATCCCGCAAACGTGTTGGTACTCCGCATAGTCGTGAGCAGTACCGTTGCTCAACGACTCGGTGTAATTGGCGCACTGTGTCTCTAGCTCACGCTGGACATATTCCAGTGATTGATCCATTGCTATTCAGCTCCTGCCGGTGATGTTGGGGGTTGTTCAGTCTGTTTCATAGCTAGCTCATGCTGCTGGGCAGCCTGTTGTTTCTGCTGCTCCAGCATATCCTGCTTGTGGCTGTGGGCTTGGTTAGCCTGATGTGCCTGCAACCCCATCCGTACCCCTTCTGACATCTGTCTAGCCTGCCGGTCGCCATGCGACTGTACCGCCTGCACGCCGAGGCGTGCGCCCTCGATCATCTGGTTAGCCTCAAGCTGCTTGGCGTCGGTAACAGCCTTGACCCCAATCTGTGCCCCGGCCACACGCTCCTGCGAGTCGATACGCTTGTTGTCGAGCTGAGCACGCTCGCCAGCGGTCTTCTCGTCCAGCGCCAGCTTGCGTTCCTTGAGGTCGACTTCGCGCGAGCGAATTGCCAGCTCTTGCTGCTGCATCTGTACCAGCGGGTCTTGAGCCTGCTGCTGAGCAGCTTGCTGCTGGGCCTCGGACTGGTTTTTCTGTAGCAACTGCGCTCCAGCCTGTGCGGCCAAACGGGATATCTGTACTTCCACGTCTTCCGGCAACTGTTCGTCCGGGGGTGGCAGCGGTACGCCGAGCTGCTCCTCGATCTGCTTGCGGTATTCAAACGCGATATGCTCGTTGATGTGGGCCATTGCGGCAGCCTGTATACCCTGCGCCTGCGGGTTCTGCCCAACCAGTTGCATGATCTTCGGGTCTTGCATGGCGGACATGTGTACTTGAATATGAGCTTGGTGATCTTGGTACAGGAAGGCTTTGACCGGTTTCCCGTTGAGGATGGCCATGTTCTCGCTAATCGGGTCCATCGGTTTCTTGTCTTCCGAATTCGGGACCAGCTTGCCGATATTCTTAACCCCCAGCACCTCAAGCATCTGGCGGTTCAACTCCACTTGGTCGTATATCTGCGGACTAGCCTGCGCCATCTGCATGACGGCCTGATACTGCACTACTTTCTGGCTCATGGTCGCCGCATTGGGGTCTGACACAGGGATCACCTCCACCATGTCATAGTCGCTCTGCTTCGCCCGACGGTCGCCTATATCCGGGTCGTAGTTATATTCTTTTGGACAATAGTCGCGGATGATCCCGGCCAGCAGCTTGAATTCCTGCTTCATGGAGAAATGGATGCGGGCCTGCACCGCCGACATGACCTTAAGCGTACGCTCCAATATAGCCAGCGTGGTTCCTACCGGTGACTCGGACGACATGTCCGATACCTGCAAATCGGCTGCGGAGGCAAACCGGCGGCCTTCATCGATGATCTGGTTCATCAGGGCTTGCAATACCTGACTCGGCTCCTTGTACGGGAGGGGGAGGATATTGTCACGGATCGTACCGGACAGCACGTCCACGTCCCTGAACTCTGCTGGTGCAATCGGCGTGTCGTCGCCCTTGATGCGCAGGCCTTTAGCCTTGAACCCACCCGGCAGGTTGGACAGCGTACCGGCATCCACCAACTGTCGCAGGATCATGGTGCCGCTCTTGGCATACGCTCCGATCAGGTGGATCAGGCCAAAATGGTAGAAACCAAAGCCGGGGATGTATCCGTAGTGGACAAAGTGTGTGCGTTTCAACTTGAGCGGGTCATCTGGCTTCCAGTTACGACGGATGGCCAGTACCGTGCTGGTACCCTTGTCGATAGTCACGATATAAGGCAGGGCGATACCATTAGGGTCTTCATACCCCGGCAAGTCCAGATTGGCTTGGCATTCGTAGAATTTATACCGGTCATCGGTATTGGCATCGAATCCCATCTTCTCGGCGATCTTTTTCTCAACCTCATCCAGCGAAGCGATCGGGTCGCCAAGGTCGACATCGCGATAGAACCCGGAAGCTTGCAGTTTACGCAGCTCGTTTTCCGTCTTGCGCATGATGTGGGTGATGCGATCGCATGTGGCTAGGCTGGACGCGCCGTAAGGCACCACGACATCCTCTGCCGGGACATAAATCGCCACCTGACGGTTGAACGATGGGTCGAAGTAGACTTTTTTAAACGCATTCCCGGCCAATCCCAAGCCCCACAGCATGCGTTCGTGCTCTGGGCGGTACTCAGGCATCTCCTCGGTCAATTGATAGTTCATATCATCCTTGACGCGGACGGCGGCCTGCTCTTTTTCGGGGGTTTGCTTGCCGATAATGCTGGTTTTTACCGGTCCGGCTGCCGGAAAGGTCTCCATCATGGTCTCAGCTTGGAATTTCACCAGCGCTTCGGCCAATAACGGGTGGAAAACACTGCATGCACCGGGCCAAGGCTCGGTCCGGTCCTCGATATTCAGCCCCAACAGCTCCAGACCGTCTACGTAGGTGTTTAGCCACTCTTTTCTGGAGTTACTGTCGCTGTCAATGTCACCCATCAGGTCGGAAGCGAGCGTTGTCAGGTCTTTCTCGCTCATGTGCTCGGCCAGATTAGCCCCAAAGTCATCGGTTGGCAGTTCGTGCGGAGCCAGATCAATGACCATATTGCCTTCCTCATCGACCTGTGGCTCGGTATCCTCGCCCACCACCTCGATATCGGCCAGATTGGGGTCGTTGGCCAGAGAATTTACACCTTGCGGGGCTGCGTATAGCCCTTTATCTACGTTGGTTGCCATAGTCTAGCCCTTATAAAGCGTAAAACCTGCGTGTGTTTCGCCGGAACTCCGGCAAATCGGGTTCTTCATCGGATGGCAGCATGATAAAGCCACCCTTGCGGAAGCGCAACAGCGCCTGCGTCGTGCTGTCCACCATGTCGTCGTTAGAGCCTACCGGAAACTCGGTACACTCCTGTATCACTTCCTGCGCCCAGCGCCGGTCTGTAGGTGCCCATACTATACCAGAGGAGAACAGGTCGGATACGGCATTCACACGGGCGATCTTGTCGTTGCCTTTAGACGGGGTGAACTCGGCCACGGGTATGCCCATCGACCTCAGCTCCTGATACAGTGCCGCCCCAGCGGACTTTTTCTCGACCAGAAACGTATCCGGCTCCCACGATTTATAGTACTCCAGCGCCTCGCGTTTTAACTCCGGGAACTCCATGCGGCGTTTCCACGCATCCAGCAGGATAATATTAGCGCTCCTGCGCCCGGAGTTCGGGTCATCGCGGTA